CCCAATAAACTAAGTACTATTGACAAATATATCCTTGCCAGGTCCCTGATCCGTCATTCATGTACCATCCAGATTTCATTAAATCTTCATCAACCCATCTATGTGTAGACAATTCTTCTCTCAGTTTATCTCCATGCTCAAGACATTCCATCACGGTTCCTCCCAAATGCGAACGGATTGAACTTCCGAGAATTAAATTATAAGGTTTTAAAAGCGTTTCTCCATTAAATAGAAGAAGTATTAGAACAATTTCTTTGACCATTAGTCTTTTGCATCATATTTTCTTGTACCCCAGCTTATTATTTTCTTAATTCCTGGAGCCTGAATATTTAATGTCACACCGTAACGATGCCATGCTTTTTTCATCAAATTTAATTCTAACATTAAATCAGACCATTGTTTAATGGATGCGCCTTTAGCGGATACTATTACTTTTTTTTCTTTCATTGCATAAACTCTGGTGTTCCGCGATTCGTGTACCGTGCAAAACGCTTCTTGTCGCCTACATAATAGTTACGATAAGACTGTACATAGTCATCGGTTTTGTATTCATCTGGCATACATGTTGGTGGATCGGTCATTTGAGTATAATCACCATCGCACACATCATATAAATCATGAATCACTGATTGTGTTTTATGAACTTTATTATATCGTTTGGTGTATTCATTACATAATTCAAATGCATGAATGATAGCCCATGCATAGTTATGTGGTGATTCATTTACCCATAACGTCATAGGATGATTAGGATAGGCTGATTTATAGCCTATATCATGACCCTGAGCACGTGCTGCAGTAGATAGCATCTGTGCTGTCTCCAATATCATTTTAACAACATGCTTATCACACTGCAATTGTGCAGCGATCTTAGGATCTTTATCTAAAAAAAATATATTCATCTTTCTTTCTGTATATATAGGATATTAGATGATTATTGTCAACCCCTCTTTTTCTGTCTTTTTTCGCTTTTATTTAAGCTCTTTTTATGTCTTCTGGGTCTCTTTTTTTTCGTTCCCCCACGGTAATTATTGACACCATAAAGGCCCTTTTTAGCCATTTTTAGGTGTTTCGAATCTTATCTGTTCAGGGTTGCTTGTGTGTGGAATATATGAAATTTTGCCATTAATATGTTGTTTTAAATCTGTGCCACAAGTTATACATCTATAATGATCTTGTGCAATGGACACTAATAATGTTTTACAAGTACAAGTAGGACATGTTCCATTTACTATTTCAGCTTTTAGGTTAACGTCTCCAAACATTAGTTACAATTCTCTTTACTTAAGTCTACAGGTATTTCTTTTGTGAACCATATCCAAGATGAAATTTTAGTTCCTTCTTGTGTGTAAGTACATCTAGGTCCTACTGCAACGCAGGAGGTAAATGCAAGTAAGGATAAAATTAATAATATTTTTTTCATTTTAGTTTGTTAAGGGATTGGATGCAGATTCCTTGATTTCTTCTATTTGAACTTTTAGTAATTCGATTTCTTTAGCGTTAACTAAAGATTTAGTGTGATCATGAGTAACTGGGTGTTCGTGTGAAGTGTCTACACTTTCTAATTTTGCTACTTTTTCTTTTAAAACTTCTATTTCAGATAAAAAACTCATATCAATGCTTTTAGATGCACCTGCTAATGTATCTAGTTTAGTTGTAATTTCTCCGTACTTAACAAAACCACCACCTATTGCAACGATAGCTGCTATTAATGCAGCGATTCCTGCGAGTTGGTCTTTTATATTAAATTTTTTATCAGCCATTTTTTAACATCTCCAATTCATATAAAAGCTTTTGCTTCTTAATATTTAGTTCATTAAGTTTTCTAGCTTTGATTTCGATCTTATCATTATCAATATAACTTGCAAGACTAGTATTTGGGTATATTTGTCTAAAATCAAAGATGTTTAATTGATCTAAATATATGTCTTTTGGCTTATAAAACACTGCATTTTGATACATGTCCAGGGATGCTTGCTCACTTGTCATTGCTTCCATTTTTATAATATTTTTGATAGCTAAATTTTTAGCAACATCTTTAATATCCTTGTCAACTTTATCCATTATTTTAGCGAGATTTTTGACGATAGCTTTTTTCTGTTGTATCTTTTTTTGTTTGGCAAGCTTCTTAGTCTGAACAGTGGACTTCTTAGGAGTCTCGCTATCAGATTTCTCTTCTTTAATTTCTTCTTTTTCTTCTTCATTAGTTGCTTCTACCATTTCTGTAGACTCTTCTTCAACTGCTTCTTCTTCAGCCATTTCAGTGTTTTCTTCTTCCATTACTTCTTCTTCAGCCATTTCCGTTTGTTCTTCTTCAATCATTTCTTCCTCTTCTATCATCTCTTCTTCTTGAAAAGTTTCAGTCATCATAGGTTCTTCTTCCATCATTTCTTCCTCTTGAAAAGTTTCAGTCATCATAGGCTCTTCTTCTATTATTTCTTCTTCAAATGTCTCCGTCGTAAACGTTTCCGTAGGTGAAAATTCCTCTTCTTCAGAAACCATCGGTAAGAATGTGTCAATGATTTCGTTTGTTTCTTCATATATTTCCTCCATTTCTGTGTCTGTAAATTCAAACATTGGGCCATCTTCGAATGCCATATCTTCTTCTTCCATAAAGAACTCTTCATCCATTTCCATAAAGAATTCCTCTATAAATTCTTCTGCGAACGTAAATGTTTCCATTTCCACTTCCATCTCAAACTGGGGTTCTTCATTAAAAGTAAAGGTTTCTTCCTCAAAGGTAAATTCTTCCATATCTTCAAAGACTTCCTCCTGTAAATCTTCAAAAATCTCATTTATTTCATCTTGAATAGATTGATCAATAGGTTCTGATTGATATGTAACTGTAAGAGAGGGTTCTTTTAAGTCTACTGAATAATGACTTGTGCTATTGGAAGTGTCTGTAAAATCATATCTTACATTAATGTCGAAGTCCGTTTGGGTGCTTCTAGATAAAGACAAAGTATCAGATCCAGATTGAAAGCTACCACAGTTAATACAACCACAACCAGTAGAACTATATATTCGAATTTGTGTTGTTGCTTCACCATCTGCTCCAGTTACTGTTACTGTTGAGGTGACTGTAGAATTATAATTATTCCAATGCCAATATTTAAAGGAATGGTTTGATTTAAAACCATCTTGTAATTGAGCTTCTGTTAAATTTGCGTCGTCTTTTAAACTTACATCGTTAGATTTAATATATGTGTTATTGACGGCAGCAACAGTGCTGTTGCCATGCCTTTGAGTAGCAGTGCCAGACCACCCTGTAGAAAAATCTTGACTAAGTAGATTACTTGTTGTTGTCTCTTCTGCTGAAGTTGTGAGGGTTAACGTCATCAGCAAAACGGTCAATAGCAAAATGCGCATATATAATAACTCCTATAAATATTGTTAACCAAATCATTTTTTCTTCATGTAGTGTTTTGAAGGCTCATAGTCCCATTTTTTTCCATGGTGCCCTCTCATGTCTGCATACCACATTCTTAATTTTACTATCCATCTTCGTACAGGTCTGGGCATTACTTAGGATCTACCCATTCCATTTTTTTAAATTTTATAGCTTCTTCTTCAGCTTTTTCTTTTTCCATTTTTTCAAATTCTTTTGTCATTTCTATTTGTTCTGCTAATTCTGCTTTTTTTCTCTCTTCCATACGTTTAACATAAACTTTGTAGTCAGGTCTTTCATGGTCATATTTATTCCATAACCTCATAGCATTTTTACCTATCTTACCATCAATTGGACATGGAGTACCTGCTTGAATCATTGATTCAAACACTCTTTCATCCTGGCAAAGTATTGCAACAGCTGCAACCTTCATGCCAAAGTCATTTAAAATTCTAGCCAGTTTTAATCGTTCACAATTTTTATCAATAAAATGTTTTCCACCAGATATACCAACTCCAAATGTTTGAATACCTGCAGACGCACCTACAGCACACACGTCCTGTGTCATAGAATTATATGATGGAGCTGCTGCCGATGGTGGTGAAGATCTTATATCTGAATTTGTAGTGTTAGTAGTTGTTGATGTAGATTCAGAACCTGTTTCATAGGTAGTTGTAGCAGTTGATTCATATCCACCTTCAATTGAAGTGTTGGACCCACTAACATTTGATTGTGTAGTGTCTCCTCGAGCGGGTCCACCTAATAAAGCTAACAGTATTACTAATATAATTAATGTTCCTGTAAAATAATAATTCACTTTACCTCCTATTGACATGACTCACATTCTCCAGTCTCATCAACTACAAGACCTTCCGGCTCATCTTTTACTTCACGACATTTACAATTTTGACACGTACATGCTCCGTACACATCTCCGTGAGTATCACTATCACAGTGACAATCACAGTTACAATTTTTACATTTCTTGGTCACTTGGCTGCCTCAACACAAACAGAACAAGACTTTTTAAATCTTGAGTGTGTGTTACATTGAATTTTTTCTACTACAGGTTCTTCTACTATTTCTTCTAGTTCCAACGCCTTTTGTTCTTTGTCAAAACCTTCCTTTAAAAGTTCTGATGTAGTTTTTTCTTCACATTTACAAAATTTACCAAATATTTTTTCAATTAACTTTTTAATCATTTTTCTTTTCCTCGATATCATAGAAGAACCTATCGGTATCTTCCGTTTTCCATTTACGGCTATCTTCTACATTCCATTCAGAAGTTTGAACCTTCCAATCTGGTACTTCATCTTTTACCGTAAACGAAGGTATATCCCAAAGGATACGATTGTTAGGTTGTGCTGCATAATTTCCATCCTCTAGAGCGAGAATGTGTGCGCATTTATGTTCATGCGGAATTTCTGAATGATCAGTGTCTACTATATTACTCTCTGGGTGCGCCCAGTCAACTGTAAAAAGATATGCACCTGGGTGAGTTTTCTTATCTTTTCCAAAAAACTTTCCAGATTGTCCGTCTAGGATATCAAAAGAAGTAACGCTAGGATAGTAACTGAAACAATTCCACAGCTCCAGCTCATCAAGTCTATATCCAGGAACCTCTTTTGCATCATATCCTCTTTGAATGAACGCAGAGATTGGCAGACGGTAGAATACAGCACCGTTTTCCATAATTGCATGAAAGAGTATAGGGCGCCCTGTAATCGATGCCAGGCCAAATATAATGCAGTCTTCCACTTCCCCATGATGTTCTTTAAGATCGTAGAGATATTCTCTCCTGATCTGTGAATACATCACAGGAATGTTTGCATTTAGATAGGCCATGCATAAATTATTTTATTAAAGCGATTATTGCAATAACGACTATAACTATAATAACAGATTTCTGTTTATTAGCTTTAGCCCATGTTATTACTTTTTTTATATGGTCCATAGTTTTCTCCTATTTTTCTTTTATTGTACCCCAATTGGGTCCAGATTCATAGTCTACTTTATTGGGAACTTCAAGAGAAACAGCGTCTTCCATAACATTTTTTATTAGTTCTGCGTGCTGTTCATCCTTGACAGATATATCTAATTCATCATGAACTTGTATGTGTGGTATGATTCCTTCTTTATGTAATTCTAACATTGCTTTCTTTGTCATATCCGCTGCGCTTCCTTGAATTAATTTATTTAATGCTTTGTAAGTATAAGCACGTTTGATCCCTGGTCCGTGTTCCGCGAGCGCTTGTTCATGTGGCAATGCTTTATGAATTCCGAATTGATTTGGTTCCCACAGTGGAAACCTGCACAATCTTCCAAGTAACGTTCTAATTCTTCCAGAGTCTTGGGCTCTACGCATTACGTTATCCATCAATTGTTTTACAAATGGAACTTTAGAATGATACTGTCTAAATAGTCCTTCAGCTTTTTCTTTACTAACACCTAACTCTGCTTGTAATTTATTTTTACCCATACCATAGAACAGACCAAGATTTATCGTCTTGGCCTGATATCTAGGTATCTCTGCCATGTCTGCGACAATGTCATGAAAATCCGCATCGCCTTCACGATACGCTTCCAATACTTCGTCCACTCCATAGAGATTCTGTAAAGTTGCATAATGCACCACCAACCTAGGCTCTTGCTGAGAATAGTCAAAACAACCCCATGTATGGCCCTCCTCGGGTATAAATAATGATCTTATCCGTGGGCCGAGATCCTTGTTCCGTGCTGGAATTTGCTGTAAATTTGGGTTGGAGTAAGAAAATCTTCCAGTTACTGTTCCACCATTATCTCCGCGTAGCTGATTAATTTCTGCATGTATTCTTCCTTTGTATGAATGTTTTAATATGGTATCAATGAACGTGGTATGGGCTTTATTTATCTCACGAGCCCGGGCAATGTGTTTCACTAGTGGGTGGGGGTGATTCGCTAAAAAATTTTTAGTAAAGGAAGGTGCAGATGTTTTCTCGGTTCGGTCGTAGTCTAAGTTCAGTTTATCAAAAACTTGTGCAATGGATCTTGCTGCCCATATTTGGGTATCTATTCCTGTTTCTTTTTTTACTTGGTGTAATGATTCTTTTTCTTGTTCAACTAATGTGGTTTTCAATTTGTGCGCTGCTTCCACATCGACGCGAACGCCTTTAAATTTCATATCAACTAGACAAGGAAACAATTCAGTTTCCATATCCATAATTGAATTTATATCTTGAAGATTAATTTCTTTTTTAAGTTCTTGCCAAAGTGCTAATGTTATTTCTGCATCTTTTTCTGCGTATGCGCCAACATAAATGGCAGGTAGTTTATACATTTCTGCCTTGGCGTCAACACCCCAATCCTTTGCAGCAGCATATAAATCTGTTTCATTCTTTCCTTTTCCAGTGTATCTTTTACTGCAGTTGTTTAAGTCATAGCGCATTTGATTTTCATCAACAAGGGCCGATGCAATCATCGTGTCCACTATTTTACCGCTGATACTTAAACCTAACGCGCGTATCCAACAAACGTCATACATGGCGTTGTGAAAGATTTTTGTTGCTGGTGTATTTAATATGCCTTGAAACCATTTAAGAACTTTAGTTCTATCCATATTGCCACCACCTTCATGGGCAATAGGATAATATCCACACCAGTTTTGAACAGCCACAGCTATTCCTACAATTTCTCCTACTCCTACAACAGAACCAGAGCCTCTACTTACATTTAAATTAGGGTCTTTAGTTTCTAGGTCTATTGAAATTTCATCATGTTTAGATAAATCTGGAAATTCTTCCGGTGGTAACCATTCTGTTTGTGGTTTAAAAAGTGGCATTTGCATCATTTATTTTTCTTCCATTTGTTATAGCCTTTGGCCCAGTCTTTTGATTTACGTTCTTTGGTTTGTCTTACTGATTCTTGATATGATTCTTCTAATTCTTTCTTTTCTTTTTCAGCTTCTTCTAAAAAATCTTTTTTCTCTGTGTAGTCTCTTTCAATAATCATTTCAATAAAGTGAATTGCTTTTTCTAAATCTTGTTTTTTTCCTTTCAATCTGTGTCTTAAGATATATTTTATAACGCATCCTTCTGGGTATAGCAACTCATTTTCGATTACGAATTTACTTGGCTGAATTTTAAATTTCTGATAGTGTGTTCCACCGATTTGTTTATCGTATGGTTTCATATAATAAATCCTTTGTCATATTGATTGGGTTCTACAATATGTAAATTTTCTTTTGTTCGTGTTGCACCTACATAATATAATCTATTCTCATCA